AAGATGCTACTGGCAAATTCTGTGAAGACCGAATCCCTAGATGCCGGGTATCGGACATCCGTGGAGACGAAGATATCTGAAAGCGAAACGGCAGCCAATGAGTATGCAGACAATACGGTAAGAGTGGCAAGGGAAGAGATAGAAAATTCCATTTCCAACATGGAGAACCGCATTGAGCTGTCTGTACGAAGTGTTAAGGAAAGAGTTACCAGAAAGAATTATATAACCGGCGGAGAGCAGGAGACACTGGATCTGGCCAGGTTCTCAATATCCGGAGCGACCAGCATTTGCAAGGTGGAGAAGTCGGAGTTTCTGAACATGAACGCCTTTAAGCTAACATTTTCCGGAACCGGAGCAGTAACGCTGACACAGAGTCTGGGAACTCTGGAGGCTGGCAATTATAAGATTGCTGTCGAAGCGGCGTATCCGGAAGGTTCAAAGTACCGACCGTCTTATATCCAGTACGGATTTTCCGAAAATAAGTCCACGGCTTATCTCAGTGGATATACCGCAGATGAATACCATGCATACAGCAAAGAGGTCAAGATCACGAAAGCTGTAAAGTCTGTAGCTGTGACGGTATACGGATATTCCGGAAGCGTATTGTATGTAACGGATATCCGGTGTTTGAGGGATATGCAGGAACTGTTGGACGATATCGATGCAAGACTGGATGTCGAAGTCGGGAAAGTATCTGCAACTGTGTCCGAAGTATACGAAAACTCATTGCACAATTATTGCAGCAATGGGAATTTTTCGGATAGCACTGATAAGTTTACCGGATGGAATAGAAGTAGTGCTGCACAAATAACGCAGACTACCTTTTCCGGGAAAAGCTGTGCGAAGATAGAGAATAATACTTCGACCTATAGCCTCTCATGGTATCAGAGACCGTGGGCAAAAAAAGGGAAAGTGACTGTAAGGTTCAAAGCTGCTTGTGATACGGAAGATTCCGGAAAAGCACGGATACGAGTCACGATTGACGGAAAAGCATTTCTTACGACTGCCGGAGAACTTGGAAGTGGATGGAAACAGTTTGAATTTACAGCCGAAGCTACACCATCGTATTTTCACACATACTTTTATAACTATGTGGCGGATACAACTGTATATATCACGGATGTTGAAATCCTTGGTTATATATCCGCATACTCAGAAAGCCAGTTGAGCGTGCTGAAAGATTCCATCGAGGCAGAGGTCAAGAGAGCAACAAAAGGCGAGGAAGATCTGAAGGCATCTATCAAAGTCAATGCCGATAATATTATCAGCAAGGTAAGCAAGGGAGATTTTGGTTCATATGTTACTCAGTATTATGACAGAGTAATTACGGCATTCAACAACAGCAGTAAGTATGTGCAGATTAGCGCGGGAGAGATAGCCATTTATGATTATGGCGTGTCTACGTCAAAGAAGCGAGCGGTATTCGATGAAAGCGGAAACCATTTCTATCGGGATGGTTATTATGTCGGATGTATTGGCACAAACCAGTGGGCTCAGAACAATTCTCATAAGGGGCTGGTGTTCGACTTGGAACCACAGGGAAAGTACATGGCGTTCGCTCAGAAAGCCAGCGCATCGGCCAGCTCATACACGACAATGTTATGTTTCAGCCGTGCGAACTCTATTTACGATGAGTATGGCGTGAATATGGGTTGCAATCTGATTGGAAACTGGTACACGCTGAAGAACTTCAAGATAGGTTCGATTTCTGCTGGAGGATATACCGCATTTAGCGGAGCAATACCGATTGTATGTGAGATCACGAACAACGGTAACAGTTGGACGTATTCACATCTCAGAGTTTACAACGGAATCATAGTAGGTTACTGGAACTAAGAAGGAGGCAAGAAGATGGAAATTATTTTTCCGAGAGGAGACGCACCGGAAAAGGTAGCGAAAAACAGTGTAGCTGTAGGAACCATCAAAAGAGAACAGGAGGTAGAAAAAGATGGAAGAAAAGAAGAAACCGGTCAGACCGCTTAGTGTCATTTATGCTGATGCAAAGCAGGCGATTACAAGACAGGTCGGAAACACTATGGCAGCTTACGGGCTGCCTATTTTCATGACAGAGGGTATTTTGAGTGCGGTTCTGGCTGAGATCCGGACAAATGCCTCAAATGAGCTGGCGGATGAAACTGCCAGATATGAAGAGGAATTGAAAACATATTACGAGACAGAAGTTAAGGAAATGCAGGAATCCTTTGAGAAAGAGAAAGAGGGGTTGATACTGGCATTTGAAAATCCGGAAGAAAATCCGGATATGTCAGAAGAGGATGTTGCAGAAGAGAATGTCGCAAGAGAGGAGCCTACTATCAAGGAGGTGGAGTAAATGGCAGATATTTCCCAGGAAATAGATCAGCTTAGAAATGCGGTCTATGGAGAAGAGGTGCGAGGAGCTTTCATTAGCTGTATGCAGAAAATCCATGAGGAGAATGAAAGCTACAATGACATCAAAGAGTTGGTCAACCAGTCTGTGGCTACTATGAAACAGCAGGTAGACTCAATCAATACGAAAACTGAGGAAGTCCAGACTGCATTGCAGAATCTAGCGAATGCTATTGCAAATGGCAAATCTCAGCAGGAAGCAAATGAGAAAGCTACCGCAGCCGGAAAGACCCAGCAGACAGCTACGGAAAAGGCTACATCAGACAGTAAGAATCAGCAGACAGCAACCGAGAAAGCTACAGAGGCCAGCAAGACCCAGCAGGCAGCCTTGCAGAAAGTCGTTGATTCTGCAAAACAGATTGACTCAGCGATCCAGCAGTCTGTAACGGCAGCGAACCAGGCGGCGCAGGATGCAAAGCAGGCGGCTGGTCTGGCATCTACAGCAGCCGGGAATGCGGATAGTGCGACTTCTGCGGCAATCCAGGCGGCTCAGAACGCCAACCTGGCTACTGATAATGCGAATAAAGCAGAACAGTCCAGGTCCCAGGCTGAAACTGCCAGAGTCCAGGCTGAGCAGGCGAGATCCCAGGCTGAATCAGACAGAGCATCTGCGGAGCAGACAAGAACCGCCAGTGAAAATGTCCGGATTCAGAACGAGAAGGACAGGCAGGCGAATACTGCGGATGCCATTGCTAAGGCGAAAGAGGCTACAGAGATACTTATTAACCAGGTCAACACGATTGCGTTCCAGATTAACCCGGATGACAAGGGACTTGACGCAATCATTTTAAGTGCATAGGAGGCAGAAAATGAGCGAGACAATCAATATCCCCAGAGACACGACCATGCAGTTGCTGGTCAAAGTTCACAGAGATCAGATTGCTGGAGAAATGGATCTGAAATATAAAGAGAAAGTTGCGGCAGCTACTTCCAAAGCGGAGGTAGATGCCCTTTTTACTGAATGGTGGAAGATTCAATATAATCCGGAGCTTTTCACGAAAGCGGAGATGCTGGAGAGATGGTTCGGAAATGTTCTGGTTGATTCCAGAGTTCACGGCGTAACGACACCAAGATATGATAAGAGTACATCCATGATCGGAACCTTAACGGATGATTCCACAGGACTGACATGTACACCGTCCACAGAATCTACAGCCGGTAATGATCCGTTTGCACACCTTCCGCAGTTTTGGTGTCTGGAGGTTGCGGCAGAGAAAAAAGCAGATGGTTCCCATGAGATTTTCTATGTAGAACACATTGACGATACAGCAAAGGTCAGAGGTGGAGAACATCTGTGTTGGATGATCCAGAAGAACACCTACAAGCGTGAATGGCAGGACAAGGATTACAAATATCTGAAAACCAGATGTACACCGGCTCCAGGATACAAACGTTGGAAAGAAGGTACAGACCGAACCGGAAAAGTGCATGAGTACATGGCACATCCGAAATATTACGCCGGTCTGGACGCAGACGGAGCGATCACTTGCGGAACTGGACTGGCACCGGTCAACCGTACCTCACATTCAACCGGAGTAACCAGATGGAGAGCCAGAGGAACACAGTATTCCGGAGCATCTGGATCACTTCTGAAGTTCCTGGATGCTATGATGCGTCTGAAATATGGACGTAAAGGAAATTCCGGAAAGATTGAAGGATGCTCAAGCTACAGTTTCCAGTACACGGTTGCCGTGGCTGAGACCGGAGTGGAGCGAGTAATTCTGACCACAGCACAGGCGGCAAACCTGTTCGTGGGTTCTGCGGTCATGCTGGGAACCAATGCATCGACCGATAGAAACGCTGCCAGTGCATACTCCATTTTTGATGCGAAGTTAATCACAGCGATTGAGACTGTGAACATTGACGGCACAGACTATTCCGCAGTGTACGTGGACAACGGTGGAAAGACTTTTGACACGGTAGCCGGTACGACAATGCTGTCTACTGCTCCGTACTATTCCGGATGGAATGATAATGTACTCGGTAGAGACGGTAGCCGATACAGCCCGACTTCCGGAAAAGAACCTGGAATGATCCAGGGCGTAGAGTTCATGAATGGTTCCTATCTGATTGTCTCCGATGAATTATGGCAGTGGAGCCAAGATGCGAATGAGAATTATTGTTTTGATTGCTACAAATGTTACGATCAGTCAAAAGTAGGCTCTGCAATCAATGAGAACTACGAAAAAGTAAATGTTCCAACATTGGTATTTCCGAAAGATACGGCTGCCTGGACATGGAAGTATATTACTGATAATGCAATCAATGATGATGTTCTCTGGCCAGAGGCAACCAACGCAAGCGGAAGCGGCGTTGGAGTGGGGGCTGGCTTCTTTTGCGTACCTGCGGCGTCTGGTGTTCGTGCGGCTTGGTGCTTTGGTCCCTTGAGCGCCGGCGGTCGTGGCGGCGTTCCTTGCCGTCACTCGTTCCTTGGTCCGTCTAACGCTAACTGGTACGGCTCTCTCGGAGCACCTGGTCTTGAGGGTTAAAAACGGGGTGAATGCGAAGCAGAGGGGCAGTAAGCCCCTTTATTGTCTTATTTGCAAATAAAATAATTTTAGGGTTATACGGTGTCTGGGAGCTGGCTTCAATTGCGAACCTGCGGCGTCTGGTGTTCGTGCGGCTTGGTGCTTTGGTAACTTGAACAACGGCGGTAATGGCGGCGTTCCTTGCCGTAACTCGAACAATGGTCCGTCTAACGCTAACTGGAACGGCTCTCTCGGAGCAACTGGTACATTAAAAAGTATTTAAAAATCATTGCACCGTATAATCCACGCTTATGTGCGAAAATAACTTGAAACCAACGAGGCTAGTACCTACGGGGAAAGCCACGGCAGTAACCAGATGATAGTAAGGAGGTTTGATGAAAACCTATTGCAAACCGGCAACCGTGAATGTTGAGGACTGGAAATTCAACGAGGTTGCCGTAATAGAATGTTTCCGGAATAAGCGTGGAAGAAACGATTTCCAACGTCTGCTATGCAAGACCGGAAAGATCACGAAGCGTCAGATTGCGGAAGATCGTCTGAACCAGGATTTCAAGAGAACCCTGGAGGCTGAGAGCGAAGTTGCGAAGATGCTGACACAGCGTATCGTTGACCGAGATCTGCAATTAAAGCCGATTCGCCAATTTCAAAGGGTGGATGGGCTGACGCAGAAACTAAGAGACATCTGCCAGGAATCTCCGGAACAGCAGGTGTTTGAGTATATCGCTGTCTTTGCTTTGAAACCTCTTTTCCGGGCAAAGATTCTGCCGGTCCAGTATGGGAGCATCCCGAAGAAAGGCGGAGTTGCTGGAAAGAGGAAGATTGAAAGACTTTTGAGAAAGAAATTCCACGGCAAGGTTGTAGCAATCAAAGGAGATGTAACAAAAGCCTATCCATCGGTAACGGTGGGTATCGTAATGGAGATGTTACGAAGAGATATAGGCAAGAATAAAGTGCTGCTATGGTTCCTGGGTGCTCTTATGAGCAATTATCCTGGGAACCATTTGTGTATTGGTGGATATCTTCCGGCATGGCTATTCAATTACGTGATGTCTTATGTATTGAGATATATCTATGAGCAAGCTCAGATACGCAGAGGAAAGCGGAATAGGCTTGTCTATGCGGTTGTATGTTATGCGGATGATTTCACGATCTACGGCGATATCTCGAAGCTGAGAAAAGCAATGAAGAAAGCCACGGTCTGGGCACATGATAAGTTCGGATTGAAAATCAAGGATATCTGGCAGTTCTACCAAGTGGCATCGTTTGATGAAGAGAAGGAGAACTACGAAGAGAGAAAGAAAGGCAGTAAGAAAAGAACTCCAGGAGTTGACATGATGGGCTATGTTGTCCGGAGAAAATACACGATCATTCGTGGCAGAGTATTTCGGAGAATCCGGAGGCAAGTGCTACGTGCCTGGAGGGATTTTGCAGGAAGAGGATTTATCCCGTGGTGGAGGGCTTGCAGGATTGCAGCCTATAAAGGATGGGTTAAGCATAGCAACAGCCAGAAGTTCCGGGAGAAATACAATTTTGACGCATTGTTCAAAATGTGTTCATATAGTGCAAGCAAGCACGGAAAGGAAGTTGAAAATGAGAAGAGAATCTTACTTATCGCAGCCATCGAAGATTGAGATCTATCCGGTGTTTTCTGGTACAGATGTGATTCTGAGACAGAGCATCGAGCTGGTGGAGAGAGAAGAGATCCAGGATGGAAAGAAAAGCAAATACAAAGTCTGGGAATGCGACGAAGTGCAGTTCCACTACAACGGAGAAGTAACCGAGAAAGAGATCGAAGCCGATTTTGACTACTGGCTCAAGAAAGCGGAGGAAGTACCAGATTCATCCAGTGTAGAAAATCTGAGCCTTGAGGATGCCAGAAAAGCGAAATACCGGGAAATCGCATCTGCATGTGAGGAGACGATTTACGCCGGAGTAGATGTGAGTACATCTTCCGGAGTGGAGCATTTCAGTTTGACAGAAAAGGATCAGTTGAATCTTTTTGGGAAGAAAATGCAGTTACTAGCTGGAGAGGAAAAGCTGGAATACCATGAGGACGGACATCCTTGTAAGTATTTCTCTGCGGCAGACATGCAGAATATCGTAGAACGGGCAATGTTTTTCGTGTCTTACAACACGACCTACTGCAATGCGGTCAATATGTGGATTAAGTCAGCAGAGAAAGCAAGTGATCTGGAGCAGATCCAGTGGGGTGCAGAAATTCCGGAAGAGTTCCAGAATGAAGTACTGAAAGACTACATGAAGATTCTGGCATCCGGAGGTATCTCGTAATGAAAAACATAATCAAGTATCCAATGCTCTTTCTTTTTGGAGGGAGCATTTATTATTTGCTGGAGATCATCTTCCGGGGTTATTCATTCCCGGCAATGGTGGTCTGCGGAGGTCTGTGTTTCATTATCTGCGGTACAATCAATGAGAAGAACCGATGTATGCCACTGGTTCTGCAACAGTTGATTGCGGCGGCAGGAATCACAGCAATAGAATTTCTGTTCGGATTGATTCTGAACGTGTGGCTCGGACTGCATATGTGGGATTACAGCAATATGCCAGGAAACATTCTTGGTCAGATATGCCCTCAGTTCACAGTGCTGTGGTTCTTTTTGTCAGCACTTGGAATCTTCTTGGATGATTATATCCGGTGGGTGTTTTTTGGAGAGGAGAAGCCGCATTATCATTTGTTCCGGAAAAAGGAAGAGAGAAGAGAAAGAGAATGACAAAGCTACAGATTATTTCAAAGCTTTGGTCGGCAATCTATGACCTGGTATTTCTGGTCAAGGGAACACCGACAAAGAGCCTGGAAGAAATAGAGGCAGATCTTGGCATTGTTGAGTATGCGTGCCGGAAGTATGTAGACTGTGACGATGATGAGATAACATTTGAGAGCAGAGGAGGGACAGCCTATGCAGATACGAGCGCAGCCGAAAAGGTAGATTAGTTCCAAAAATCCGAAATAGCAGGAAGGAGATACCAATGGAATTATTGATAGCTGCCGGTATCCCGTCCGCAATCGTGGCATTTTGTTTCTGGTTGTTGGAGAAGCGAATCCAAGAACGGGCGGAAGTCGAAAAGAACGAACGGGCATGCAGGCAGAGAGAACAGGATGAGAAAGAAGAGAACCGTGAAAAGCTCCAGTACATGATGCTGAAAGCTCTGGACGGTTCTCTTTGTTTGTCAGAAGCTACAGCAAAGGCGGTGCAGAGGATTCCGGATGCGAAGTGCAACGGAGATATGCACGCTGCATTAAATTATGAGCTGGAGCAGAAACATGATCTGGAGAATTTTCTGACAAGGCAGGGAGTGAACCATATCACAGGGGAATGAAATAGAAGGCTATATTTGCCCGATATTCGCCTTTATAGCGTTTAGGCAATAATTTCCCCATTCAAACAATTAAAAACGCTACAGGGAACTATCAAGAGATTACAAAGTATAACAGGAGGATTGATTCTATGGAATTATTGAATTTTTTAAGCCAGGTGCCGATTCCGGTTCTGATTCTGGTGATCGCAGTGCTGGTCGTTGTGACAGCAGTGGTCGTATATCAGTATGCGAAAGCGAAGGGACTGGATGGCATCCGGAAAGAGGTGTACAAGCTGTTCCTGCACGCTGAACATATCTACAAAGAGTCCGGCCAGGGAGAAAAGAAACTGAAATGGGTAGTACAGCAGGCAAGAGGATTGCT